CGGGGTCTCAGCGCGGTAACCACTTCCGCGTAGGATTAACCTCCCAACCTCAGCTATTGGCGGAGGCTGAAATGAGGCTATCATTATGGTTTCTAAGATTGAGGGCGTCGGAGTCGAGACAGAAAATGCGAATGAAGAGTACCTTATTAATGGTGTTCATCAGACGTATTATCCTTATAGCTATATTTCTGGCTATTATCTCAAAACTACCGATGGTACCGATACACCTAACTTCTTTCGTCGAAAACGTGCTGGAGATCTTCTTCCTCTAAACTCGTATGAGCAAAGGGAACAGAAGATACTCTACACTGTCGGCGGGTGGGACATAGTAAACGGCTCTGGAGCCGAATACAAAGGTTCCACCTTTCCAAAGAACGTGAGTGATGAGTTCGATCTCATGCCGTCACCTGATTTGGTGAATGCGTGGATCGACGAATACTCATCTGATATTTATATTGAGGCCGCATTGGCTTCAATGTATACTCGCGGTTGGGATGCGTTGACTTTTGCGGCAGAATTACGTGATACGATACGACTGTTCAACGGTATTATACCGAGGTTCAGGAAGTATCTAAATAATCACAATCCGCGCGACTGGGCTAACGTCTGGTTAGAGTCACGGTACGGCTGGAGGTCGCTATCTTATGATTTACAAGATTTGCGAACGCTGGTGGAAAATCTACAGAAGACCCAAAACTTTCAGTTCTATACTGAGCGTCAAGGGGACTCTTTCGAATTCACCAAACAAACCTCCACTCCCCTATCCGTTCCGGGGTACTGGTCGGGCACTTGGCTCGTGGACCATCAGTGTAAACTGAGTGTCCGCGGCACCGTAGTGTCTAAAACAGCACCCCCGGCGGTTACTTTCGATGTTAGCACTACCCTTTGGGAGGTCACTCGACTTTCCTTTGTGGTAGACTGGCTCGTGAGTATAGGGACATCTTTAGCCGCTGCTAACGCAGCGGTTCACCATAGTGATTTCGTTAGTGCGCTCGGACACCAACTGGAGGTAACCTCGATCGGTAGATATACCGATGTTAGTCTTGGTTCCGGTTGGATCGGTCACATTGACGGCTCATCTCTGGCTAAGACGGTATACTCTCAGAGGATACCGGCTGCACCAGATTACATTCCGTCCTTTAGCGTGAACTTGAGCCCTGCTAAGGTCCTTGACCTTATCAGTCTCGTGTTGCAACGCTCAAAGTAACTTAAGGAGTACACAACATGGCAAATATGTCAACAGCGCTAACGGAGTTCTCCGATTCCGGAGATCGCCGCGCTTGGTCAACCTCTGGGCATACGCCCAGCTTGCCACGAATGGTAATTCAGACTCGAAAGGTTCCGAATTCAGTGAACGGAGTAGCGGAGACGTCTATTAAAGTCGTCCACGGTACCGAGAACGCCGATTCGGAGCCAATCGACCAGAAAGTGTCGTTCGAAGTTGTGGTACGGAGTCCTCTCGCCGGTCAGGCGTCGGACGTGACAGCAGCCCTTGCCATCTTCAGAGACATTGTCGCTGGGGATGAGTTCGGGTTGACTGTTACTAGTCAGAATTACTTAACGTAGTTTTGACTAACCATATCACTTAATCAACAACCATACACACGTAAGGAGGTACTCACATGAGTATCAGTATTGATGTTTGGGCATTAGCCCATAGTTACTTCGAAGACGAGAAACACCACCTAACCGAGTCGGACCAGTTATTTATATTAGGGAGTATTCGCTCCCGTAACTGGCGAAACTTGGCGGAGGTGTTCCGCGACAGCGGCCCTGAATATCGTGGGCTGCACGAATGTCGAGTCTTAAGCCAGATCTCTGCGTTCTTTAAAAAGAACGCTCTGTACGCTTGTGAAACCTCGTGTTTTGAGGCGGCACAGAGCTCCTTCAAAAGAGCTGAGAAAATATGTCGGATAACGAATAAGCGTCTTGACTACTACTTCTTCAACCCTGATAGGGTTGATTCGGAGTTGTCGTCGACGATCGTTCGTATGCGGCGTATAATAGCTGAAACACTCGGATCCGTTGACTTGTTCCATAAGAAACTTCCGGAACTTGTTCATGTCACGTCTGGTGCGTCTTCAACCGCCCCGCGTCACAGGTCCGCTCCTCACCTTAAGGTGAGTAGGCTGATTCCGTGCACGAAGGGCGCTTTACCATATGTGCGAGCCTTGTCGCGTTTCCATACCGGAAACGTTCCGAGAGTTGCACTAACTAATTGTAACAGAGTTACATTGGTTCCGAAGAACTCTATGACTCATCGTACCATTGCATGCGAACCTATTGGGAACCTTCCCTTTCAGATAGCGTGCGATGGGTACATCAAGACCAGGCTTACTCGTAAGCTTGGCATTGATCTTTCGAGTCAAGAGAATAACAGACGTTTGGCCCGCATCGGGTCGGTGTCTGGCGAGCTCGCAACCATCGATCTCTCGATGGCATCCGATACCCTGTCCCTGAACCTTGTACCTTTCTTGCTTCCGCATGATTGGTCCACGGCTTTAGGTGCCCTACGGTCCCCTTACTATAAAGGACCTTTTGGGCCTGGGAAATATTCAAAGTTTTCCAGTATGGGTAATGGCTTCACATTTACGTTGGAAACACTAGTGTTTGCAGCGCTGTGTAAAGCTCTCGGTTCGCGAGTTTACACCGTTTACGGGGACGATATCATTATAGAAACGTCCCGTAGTAAGCGGCTTATACGATACCTGCGTTTCTTTGGTTTTATTCCGAATGAGGAGAAGTCGTTCACTCACGGTCCCTTTCGGGAATCCTGCGGTGGCGACTACTATGAGGGTCATGATATAAGACCCTTCTTCATAAGGAAAACCAGAGTGACAAAGGCGGAGTTGTGTCACATTATTAACAATGTGGTCCGTGTCTCTTCTCCGTTGGGCAAGACCTGGAGATGGTGTAAGGGCTATCTTGAGCAATTCAAGTTACCTTTAGTACCATATTCCGAGTCAGAGTCCAGCGGGATTTTCGTTGATCCGACTACGGCGTATGAGCTACGCCTAATCAAAACAACGGATTTCAAGAGACACAGCTCATGGATCCCCATGTACAAAGGGTATGCAAGTTACACGCCAACACGCGATGAAATGCGGTTGCGGTCCTTGCTACTCTGGTACCTGAGGAAATATACACATGGAGACTCCCTTATCGTTACTTCGGAGGTGCCAACGGGTGCGGTTAAGACCCGTAAGCGTTGGGTCCCCTGGCATAAGCCAGCGGGAAATACACCCGACTACCTTTATTGGTGGTCGGACTACGCAGCCGCGTAAGCTGCTGCGTAGGTACTAGGGCGGAG